TTATGAAGAAACGTTTGGTTCGCAAAACGAACAACCATATGATTCTTCTTCTGTTATGAACAAAGCGGATTGCGCTAAAGCTGCTAAAGCTAACGCTGCATTCTTAAGAAATACTAAATTTGGGAATGCTGCCAGTGGCGGTAGACCATTTGGAAAGTAGGAGACAATGGCAAGAAAGTATGGTTCAGTAGACGCTGCGAGGCGTAGAACAGCTACTCGAAAGAGTACTCGTAAACCTGGTGGGGGCAGGACTAAAAAGAAAGTTCAGCGAGGCGCTGCTAAAGCTGCTCCTCCTGCTGCTAGTGAACGTTACGGTCCTGGCGCTACTAAGCGTAAAGGCACTCGTAAACCAGGTGGTAATGCTGCTGCTGCTAAGAGGCGCAAGACTAAAGCAATGACTAAAGCTGCTGGCAAGTCAGCACCTTCATATATTAAGACTAAACCCAAAGTCAAAAAACCTGGAGAGCACAAGGGTCGTAAGCCTAAAGCTTCTAAGGGCGCTAGTAAACCTGGTGAGCATAAAGCTCGTAAACCTAAACGTGTTGCTAAGAAACCTAATGAGCACAAGTCTAGGAAACCTAAACCTCGTATAGAGCATCAAGGTAGAAAACCTAGAAAGTCACGCAACGTAGCTCATGGTAGTGGTAGCGGAATAGATGCAATGAGCATCAGTGACAAATTCTATAAAGGAGCTTTGGGAGCCGCTCTGGATAGGGGTATTAAGAAAGCTGCTGCTCAAAAAGTTAAGGAAAAAACTAAAGGTCGTTCCACTTACAAGAAAGGTGGGGGGATTCGATAATGCCTGGCAAAAGAATGGGTGGTCGAATATCTAAGACAAGAAGACCTTCTAGAAGAACTCCTAGACCCAACTTAGGTAGAAGGCCTGTGCGTAAAACACGCACAACTAAAAGACCAACTAGGAGATATAGATAATGGCAATGTCTCTACAGGACTTGCTTGCCGCTATATATGGTGGTGAAGGCATGTCACCTATTGGTCAGGGGTTTTCTCCTGCTTCTAGGATGCCTCAAGGTGGAGGAAGAGGAGATGCACGTTTAGGTCCACGACCATTGAATCCTAAACCACGACCTCCTATGAAACCGCCTGTAAGACCTTTACCTGGCAGGCCAGGTAGTGGACCTAGCCAAGCCAGACCTCTGCCTAGCATTAAACCTAGACCTGGTAGGCCAGCTCCAGCGCAAGATGGGATGCGACCTATGCCTCTTATCATAGATAGGGATGATCCTAATATGCCATCTCAATTCATGGAACAGTTAGGGAAACCTAGAGGGTCATTTGCTGGTGAACGTGTAGAACCCCAGTTGCCTCAATCCATGATGCGACCTGCTGTTGCTCCTCCTCAAATGAATGAGCAGGAACTTATGGAAATGTTATTTGCAGCATATCAGGATAGGAACATGTCTGGTCGTAACAGGGGCGCTAGAGGGTTTCGAGGTAGGCCAGTAACAGGAATATAATGCCTCTCAAACGTGGGTCTTCTCAAGAAGTGATTAGCCATAACATAGGTAAGTTAATCATGGAGGGTAGACCACGCAAACAAGCAGTTGCGATAGCATATGATAAAGCGAAGAAACGGAAAAGAAAATGACAGAACAACTTAAAGTAGGTTCATGGGACTGGGTAGAGCGAGCAGCTTGGACAGCAGTTCAAGCGTTCGTAGCTGTATTCGTGGTTACTGATCTTTCTACGTTGCGTAGCGCAGCTACTGCTGGTTTAGCAGCTTTGATTTCTAGTGTTAAGACTGTAGCGAAGGATCGTCTGAAAGGATAGCTCATGCCAGATAATCAGTTCGAGGATCAATGGGCTGAGTGGATGGCGTTAGAGGGGCTAGACATTGAAGAGGAACTTGTCCAGGAAATAAGAGACAATATAACCAAGTTGGACATTCATGATGGCACGCATGGTCAGTGGCATGAGGGGCAACTAGGTGTGCTTATAGTCTTTGATGGTGATGAGGCACGCAATATTGTTAAGCATTGGAAAGAGTCAGCTAAGGGTAATCTTATTTCGTTGACTTGTATTCTTAACTGGGTAGAGGGTTTCTCATATTTCTTGCAGGATTGTATTCAGACGAGGGATTTAGAGTCCTAGTTTATCTCTAACTATTTTATGTTCTAGTAGGAGCTTACGCATTTTGTCAGCTAGAGCATCTCGTCTTCGAGCGAACGTTGTCTTAGGCATGTTCAGTGCTCGTGCTACGAAACGCATGGATAGTCCTATGTCTACGAGCATGTGGTATATCCATTGTTCTTCTTCTGTAAGTTGGTTAAACATGTCTTCTACAGCGAGGCGTAGTTCTTCATGTTTCTGTTCGTGTAGTTCTGTTGAAATGTCAGGTTCAAAACCTGGTCTAGCGTGTAGTACTGCTTCTATTTCTGTTTCAAAGTGTCGTTGGTTGAGTCCTTGTATTGAGTTTCTTGTGCGTACAGGTCGCAGTGATGGAAACTTTAGTAGTTTCAATCTGTTAAAGATTTCTTCTCCCCCTATGGGGTCAATCACTGGCCCAAGGCAAAAGCTTGGAACTTATTGAAAAGTATTTTTTGCCTTCATGGAAGTTACCTAAGGGAACATCATTCTTATTAATGATGTTCATTAATTCTCTGAATTGTACCTCTGCGTAGGTTTGCCTAGTTGATGACCATACCCATAGGTAGAGGGGTGCGCCTGTTCCATCCCACCATTGCATAGCTGCGATCTTCTCTAACTTTATTTTCAATGGTGTCCTCCCCATACCCATGACTTCTACCAGCCTGGTTGGATCTGCTTGCACATAGTCTGGTGTGTAGCGGATTACATGTGGGAGATAATGAAACTTGGTTACGTTCTTGGGTCTATTGAAACCAAACCTAGCCCATTGTTCGTTGACTCGCTCAAAGTGTCCTTCCGCTTCGTCACCCATGTGCTGGTATCTGTATTGGTAAGGAGCTTGATTGAATTGTGTGTCTGTCACTTTTTCTTTCCTACGAGTCGATGTATCTGGCGATCATCAGTATAGGCTAGACCATTCAATGCGTCTTCTATACCCTTGACATAATTAGATATATCTCCTCGTAGGGGTGATTCTTTACAATCCATTTCTGTGATAGTAACGACTGCTCGTTTGTCTGATAGTACGATGCTCATGCTTACTGGGCCTTCAAATAGTGGGCCGTTGTAGTATTCTTTGACCATTTGTTCGTAGTCTCGTGTCGTCTTTGGTGTGTATGCCCATTGCTTACCATTCTTGGATGTTACTCTTGGCCTGCTTTTTGCTTTGGGTCTAATGGGTATTGTGAATTTGTGTTGTTTTTTAGTCACGGACTTTGGTTCTTTCTACTGCTGTTTGCACTAAGTTTAGTAGTTGTTGTTCTCTGTCGTGTCTACCCACAAACTTTTCTAACCTGTCGTCTAGTCTTCTAACCCAGTCTAGTGTTGCTTGTGGACTGTATTCTTGCCAGATTAGGCTTGCGGCGAAGGCATACAAGGTTGCGCTACGATCATCATCTCGTGGGTTTTCCCATACTTGTTTCGCTGTTCCTACGAAATAACCATCCATGTCTGTTTGGTAGTCTCGTTTGGTTTGCACGATGGGTGCTGGTTCTGTCGCATTGTATAGTGACATGAGTTTGCGGTATACGCCTGGTGGTGTGCGTTGCTCCATAGCTTCTGTGACGAACTGTTCTAGTTTGTATCCTGCTACTTCTTGCCTACCTTTGGTCCGTATCTTTGGGTAGGGTAGGCGTAGGCAGTTACCTATGTGTCCTGGTTCTAGGTGTGTTTGTTTGGGGTAGACTTCTCGTATGGGTACGTCTACTGTTCTGCATGCGCCTATCATTCCTTTGCGTGCTAGTGACGCTGATAGGGGTTCTTTGAGGTATACCCATACATGGTAGCCTTTGCTTCGTGATGGTTCTTTCCATGATTTGATATTGAGCTTGTCTAGTAATGCTACGAGGTTGTCTGCGTGGATGTCGCTGATGTCGCCTTCGTCTAGGTCTACTGCTACCCAGTCTACCATCCATACGTTGTTGCGTTCCCATAGTGGGTACACACCTATGGGTTGGTCACCTGATAGGTGCTCTGACATTGCTTGTTGGAAATCTTCTCTGCTGATTTGTTTAACTGGTTTGATTCTGTCTTTGACATAAGCGATGGTGTTGCCGTTGTGTAGTTGTGTAAAGTCTTCGAGTAGGTCTTTGTGCTTACTCATTGTCTTCCCACTTATGTATAATTATTGGGGTTCCTTCACCTAGATACGATCCTTTGGTGTTGATCTCTACCCATTCAACAGCGTCAGTCCATTCCCAGTCCTCATCTACTAACGCTTTAATTAGTAACTCGTCATCGTATGCAACAACAGGTTGCATACCTATTCGTGTGGCTACACCAATTATTGCTTTATCAAAAGCGTACCCTTCAGGTCCATCAAATAGTAGCGCATCAGGCGCTAACTCTCTTAGCCAGTTCCACTTCTCGCCTGTTCTTTCCCCTGTCATTCAATCCACCTGTCATCTTCAGGTATGTCTGATTCGTAATAGCGCCTCACAAAACCACAATCAGGGTCCATGTAATAGTCAATAGGAGGATTCGTGACCTTACAGGGTGGGCGCTTGTTCTTGCACAGGTCCAACGAAACGCTGACACTGTGTACTCTTCTATCATGGTCTGATAGTTTAGGGTCGTCACGTTTACGGAACACGTTGAGCTGGAGTATGGCGTACTCGTCAGCGTTGAACTTGCCGTCATCCATGCCACGACTAGAACCACGATGAGATGATTTACCTGATTGATGTACTAGTCCAACAGGTAAGTTCTGTTTCTCTGTCCATTCTTTCAATCCCTTGAGTACGTTACCTACACCCTCGTATCCTGATGCTTTGGGTAGTTGCTCTAGGAAATCTACCATGACGAATCCTGGTCTGTGTTGCCAGTAGTCTTCGCATTCTGACATGGCTATTGACATGTCCTCAAAGCTTAATGCGTTAGGGAATATCTTTATTCTGTCTAGGAATCCCTCTTTCGCTTCGTTGATCTCTGACATGATGTCTCTGTCCCCTGTGCGTAATGCTTCTTCTACTTCAGCTAGGTTTCGTTTGTAGAGTAGGGCATACAACTTTGCGACTACGAGCACCTCTGGTTCGTCAGGCGTGTAGATCACACCGTAGAAATCTGGGTTCTCTTGCAGGTTCCTGGCCATGCTTGATAGCAGTACGGCACTCTTGCCTGAGTGCGCTCTGCCAGTTACGACCAGGACATCGCTTGGCCATACGCCACGCATCTTTTCATCTATCTCTTGTAGGCCTAGATAGAAACAGTCGTGGCTACCTTGAGCGTATTGAACCCATTGGTCTACTGCTTCTGATGTTGGTTTAAAGAACTTGTAGCTTTCTCTCTCTTCAGAAGAATTGAGGCCCGATATTCGGGCCTCAATCTCCTCTGGTGAGAGTGCCGTCACACTCTCATCCCCCATCATCGTGTCGCTTGGTAAGTGAACTGTTGTAGTTCTGCTCTGCGTGCTACCCAATCCCATTCAACAGCGTCAGCTTCAGTTTGTCCAGCTACCTGGTCCCACACTGTGAGGGGAACGTTGCTATCCCCATCGTTGATCCAGATGCCAAAGTCACGTTCTACTGTGATGTCACAGTATTTTAGTGCTTCTTTGTTTATTGAAAAGTTGGGGTAGTTGTTCCCTGACTTGTTCGTGTCTGTTGTTCCATCAGCTTTTTCTTTCACTGTGTACACTGTGATGTCACCATTGGCATCTTGCCATGTGGCTGGTTGGAACGCTAATAAATTAAAGCATGCTTGTTTGATGTGGGCATCTTTACCTACTGCTTTGGGTAGTCTCTTGTATACTCTGCCTGTGATAGCTCCACCTGCTGGTGCTGGTCGTTGTGGTGGTGCTGTTACGCTTCTTTGCGTTGGGCCACTTTGCTGACTACTGGTGGGTGCTGGCGCAGGGGCGCTTGGCGCACTACTTGCAGGTTGGGAAACATCACTTTTGAGTTTCCTCATCACAACACCCGTATCACTTAGATCAAATTCTTGACCTGCTTGCTTCAATACTTCTGACTTAGCCATCTCAAATAGAGCATGAGCTTCTGCCTCCATAGTTACTTCAGGCACTGTTCTCTCTATCGTCAGACTATAGTCTGCTGTCTCATATGCTTGTTCACTCACTTTCTGAGTGAATGTCACACTTATCTTTGCTTCTGTCATTTTTCTATCTTTCTCCCCTATTTAGAAGGGGTCTTCTGTGAGGTGTTCACCTCGACACTTTCCTGCTTGCCACACTGGACACCACTTAGGTGAACAATGCCAGCCTTCCCATCTCATAGGCCAGGTAGTGGCCGTATCAATGGTTAGCAGTGTTGGAACAATACTCCAACAAAGTTCTATAAATGCGTCTTTCTCTTCCTGTGATCTATGTATCTCTATTACTTGCAACTTACCCTTAGCGAATACTGCCAAGTTAAAAGTTGTTTTATCCAATGCCCAAGTATAGGCGTGACTTTGTATATCCCAACGTTGTTTCTCCCAAGCTGGATAATGACGTGATGGATTCTTCCAATCCCATAACGCACCTGACCTATCATTCCAGTCAGCAGTGCCAGTAAGCGTAAGCTGTACGCCATGTCGTACTCCCATGCTTCGTGTAAATGTTTCTTCTACACCTACAGGGTCAAGCACAGGGTATAGTTCTTCGTAGAAACATTTGACGTTGGCTCTGCATGTGTCAACGACCTCATCGTATTCTTGTCTCCATACTTCAACCTCATTAGCGTTATCAGCAATGAACGTATCGTTTACGTCTATCATTTCGTCTAAGCTTACATCTCTGCTGTCGTTCATACGAGCTAGTCCAGCATGCTCAATAGCATGGTGGACAGCGTTACCTCGTAACAAGTCTGATGTTTCTTTCTGGCGTACAAGGCCTAACCGTTCTTGTCTTGCTTGCTCTGGGCATCGTAAGAAACTGTTGATGTAACTTTGCCGTAGTTTGATTTCTCTCATTTCTGTTCCCTTGTATGTCTAGCTTACAACGTTACTGTAGGTGCTGGCCTACCCTACGTTATAGTGTAAGTAGGGGGGGTAAGCGTGAGCGCTTTTGTGACGCTCACGCTTACCCATTTTACAGTACTGTGTTTACTGTAAGTTGTCAAGCATTTCGCTTTGCACCTACAACTAAAGGGTACTGTAGGGGTAGGACAATATTTCGTACCCTACGTTGTTCCTCTAATTCTCTGGGACTCATGCCTCCCCAGATGCCATGATAGGTGTGTGATTTAATAGCATGATCACCACATTCCTCCATCACTGGACAACGTCTACATACACTCTTAGCGTATGCTACTTCACGCCTGTTACGTTCATTAAAGAATACTGCTGTGTCCTGGTTCCTGCATAGTGCATGTTCGCTACGAAACAAAGTCTTCTGCCTTCACTAGGTTGAGTCTTTCAACTTCTGCTGATTGTTTCATGGCGTGTGCGCCTGCACGACCTATTCCCAGTATCTTGCCACCTGATGTCAAACTACCGTGACCTTGCTCCATAACATATTCATACAATGCCTGCCTACGATAGAACGATGCCAAGTTGCGCCATGATTCTAAACGTTTCATTAACGCATCGTAGTATTCTAACTGTTCAGCAGTGGGATGATGCTTGATACCGTCTAACGCTGGAATCATATCGTCTTCATCGTGTGCCATCATAGACATGATGATCGTCTTACGGTAATGATCTTCTCGTAAACGTTTCTCTTCTTCTTTACTTACTTTCCCAAATTGTGTTCCTATTGTCTTATCCATTTCTCTTTCCTTAATCAAAGAACAAATCACTAGATGGTTTGTTCATTCTCTTCTTTAGTTCTACCACGTTATCAGGTACTTGTTCAACATCACCTAACTCAACGACATTTGTTGGATGATTGATTACATCAACTGCATGATGTATGTCTTCAATCAGTTTCTTCTTATGTTTAGCTGTGGTGACTTCATAATGTGTTAGATCATTTAGTGCGTCTAACAGTTTGATCATGTCCTGGTATGGTACTCTAAATTCTTTACTTGCCATATTCATAATTCCTTATTTTAAATTTCGTATTGTTCCCATTGGTCCTGTTCGCTACATTGTGCGCCTAGTTCACTTTGGAAATCGCCAATAATCTTGTCTGCATCTTTATCAAAGTATTCAGCAGGTATGGAAATCTTAATTACTACTGTTCC